TATATTGGGAGATGTCAAGGATTTTTTTCGATTTTTCTGCGAACCCACCCACTGAGAGACCCCTCTGAGACCCTCTGAAACCCCTATGGCTGCAACGTTTCAGAGCACCTCAGACGCAGGATAGTGCTATGCAGAGCGACACATCATGTCGTAGCACCACAAAAGAACAAAAAAAGAACAAAAAAAACTTTAAAAAAAGCTTGACAATGACCCACTAAATCGGTTAGCCTTATAATGTGATGATAACAAAGGAGAAGAACGGACTAATAAAGTAACGGTGTAGAGTCGAATATCGATAGACATTAACCCAATCCCTCGTAGATGATAGAAGTGTTCGCAACCTTCCGAGGGGATTGGTGTATCTAAACGGAGTGATTTATGGTAAAAATGTATGATTTAAACAAGGCAAAGACGGTAGCAGAGTCTATTTCCACGTTAAATAAGGGTGAAATAGAGATGCTCGCAGAGATAATGGTCGCAAATAATATCGCAGATGACCTAGAATTCTACTTAAATGCCAGTAAATTTGATAAAAAAGTCACAAAACTACTTGACAATGACCCCTCTTTTGGTGTAGCCTAGCAGTATGAATGGGATAATAAACGCAATAAAAGACTATCATAACCTATCAGAGAGTGAACAGGCACATGTTGATGCAGCTCTAGATAGTCTAGAAGATAGTCAAGAAGAAGGCGTATGCGTGTGCGGTGCTAAGGACTGCCCCGAAGAATACGTACATACGACCAGTGGCTATTAATAGATTTAAGTTAGAGACGTGGTATGACCCCGAAGGGGAACCAACGGTGGAGTATTTTACGTCTCTCAAAGAGTGCTCTCAGTTAGCGGCCAGTCGCTCTAAAGAGGGTTTGACCGTAGTAATAGAAAGAGTCGGAGAGAGTCAAGAAACCTTTTAGGGCTCCTGTGAGGGTCTCAGAGCAGTGTTTTGGGACTCCTATAAAGAAAACAAATGGGGTCATGCACCCACCCTGAAAGTTGGCGAAGATTATATGATTAACCAGTGAAAAATTTTTTCGGGCAAAAATATGAGTGAAAACGAATTTATGATTGAACAAGATAAATGGAATGCGATTCTTGATACACTGCGTGAGAGCGGTGCTATGAATATGTTTGGTGCTCCCCGTTACCTTAACGAAGAGTTTGGCATTCCCATGCACCAAGCAAAAGAGATATTCATGGCATGGACTTTGACTTACACTAAGGAGTAAACTATGTACGATATATCTGAAAAAGGTGAGAAACAATATAAACGTGTGAAGTATTTAATTTATGGTCTGTACGTATTCATACCATTGGTTATGATATTCTTCACTAATGGGGCACACTAATGAGTAATATATTCTACGGTTCAATGACTCATTCTTACAACGGTAAGAAACGTAAGACCACAGCGTATAGGCGTAAAAAGTCTGTTCCACCCTTGAGTGGTAAACCTTTACAAGTTCCTGACCATGTGTTGGAGCGTCAAGAGGCGGCACGTAAACACCGTGAACAGTACCCTTCTCTCGGCGTAGGTACGTCCAAGTATGTACCCCAAGAGTCGCAGGACTATAAGAAAGAGATAAGTAAACAGTACACAGTCGCACCAGCGTACAACAAAGGTGCGTACCAAGTGATTAATCCCGATAACATTGTTGATATAGGTAAATGATAGAACTCGCAATACAAATAACTTTGGTGTTACTTGCAGGTGCCTTTGCAGTCGGTTCCGTCTTAGTGTATGCTGACATGAAAGCAAATAAGACGGGTAAGTTTGATAAGCAAGGTCAAGTCAAGTATACCAAAGGTGATAATACGTAGTGACTGAACATATTACGTTATTCCCCACGACCATTCTCAAGCAACAGGTAACAGTGTCTGCGGAAGAGAAGGATTTGTGGTTTACTTTATTCCTGAAGCATTCCAATGCTCACGGTGAGTCCAGTGATTATATTGGTTACGAACAATTACACTTGGAAGAGTGTGTGGCAAATTTTTATTATGACACCCTACAAAAGGCAACTCACGAATATTTAACTATGTTGTCCATCTCTGATGCCAGTAATCTGAATATCTATCTGACCAAGTCATGGTTTAACGTGACCAATCGTGCAGGCATTAATCGACACAATCATGCGGAACACCATATCTCGTTTGTATATTATCCGCACGTCCCTCAAGACAATAACGCTGGTCTGATTCTTGAACACAGCGGTAAGCACCCGAATGAACCCTACGAAGGTTTTCTGCAAACCAACACCTTTGAACAAAATCAATTCAATGCAGTGACGTGTAACCTTCCTGTCAGTGAAGGTATTTTATATTTGTATCCTTCCGATTTGTATCATTACATTGACGCTGACTATCAACCCATTCAAGGGTTTCACAATAAACAGGATTTAAGTAATGCAAGAGTTTGTGTTGCAGGAGATATGCTGTTGACTGCACAACACAGTACGTATCAACGAGCACTTCCGCCGTTGGAAAAGTGGCAAAAACTAAATGGAAATATTTGATTTTATATGGGTACTGCTGAGTATCGGCATTACCATTGGTATCGTGATAATAGCAGTCACTGCTTTTATCCGTGTGGGTTGGGTACTGGCAAAATGGTTAGCACCCTTACTTTTGATTATATACATAATCGCAAACTGGGTATAGGAGAAAAAACAAATGAATGAACAAGGTGAACTCTTTGGTGTCTACGACTGGGAGAATGTCGAGAAAGCAAACAAGTATGCAAAAGGTATTACCTTTATCGATTATAAATTTAAACGCAAGGGCGATTATATAATTTTCGATAAGGAACTTAAACTGGAAAATCTTGGCATGAAAGAAGGTGACGTATTGGACGTAAAACTTTCTGACACCAATCAGGTATTCTTTGCAATAAGGAAACCTGACAATGCAATTTGAAATCAATGAACTGGAAGAAGCACTCTTACAAGACGGACAAGTTGTCCCTGTGGACATACGCAATCGTCTCAATGTCTTACGTGACTTTGCACGTACCTATGACGCATTGCTGGAGTTGGTGCAAGTTGCACTGCCTCACACTTATGCAGTCATGTTTGAGGACGAAGGCGAACTAATTATAGCGGACGATGAAGACGATTAAAAGAATTCAATTATATCTAAAAACCCTCTTGTCAAAGACAGGGTCGATAGATTATAATGAATACTCAATAAGCAAACCAAAAGGAGAAAATATGGCAGCTCGATTGACTAAAAAGCAGAAGGTACTAAACCTTCTATCAAAAGGTAACAACGTGGCGTGGACTACAATCCGCAACAGGTTTGACCTTACATCACCTAGAGCAATGATTGACACTTTGAGAAGTGAAGGTCATGTAATCTACGTGAACACCGTTGGTGGAAAAACCTTCTACAGGTTAGGAACACCTTCAGCAGCGATTATCCAAGCGGGTATCGATGCGGTTCTTGGTACTGAACAAGCATACGCTTAATCAGTGACTGGGTTAGGGGATAAGGGATACGAACATCACCAAGTCCACAATTTCTTTCACGACATGAGTGAGAGTGATATCCACCCCCTAGAAGGTTGACTAAATAAAGGGTAGGCGGTCAAACGTCTATCCTTTTTTTATGGAGTATAGTATGACAGAGTATGACACAAATGAAAAGTTTTTGACAATCATTACCTTATTCAATTCATTGCCCCTAGAGGATAGATTATCCCTACTCAAATTATTGAAACAACATCATAAGGACGCAATTGCGAATCCAGTTTTACTGAGCGAAGAATGAAAGTAATAGGTATTAATACATCACACGACACTGCTATCTGTTCGATGACAGACGGTAAGATAGATTTTTATCACGAAGAAGCACGTTGGTGCCGTAACAAATGGTTTAGTCCTGATTGGAATCATGAGAATAGTCAATTTAATGATACCAATTTTAAATCATTGGACTATGCATTTGGTAAGGACGGCGAAAAAGTTGAAGAGTATGACACGATAGGTTTTGTGTCTTTTGATAGACGTTTCCATGACTTAGATTTTTATTACAAAGACGAAGAAGACAAAGACGTTATCTTTAATTATCTCGAAGATAGATTCCTCGCAGAAGACATACGTAACTTTATCGTAGCAGAACCCATTACAAGAGAACGTGTTGACGAATGTGCTGAAACATTTCGTGAACACTTCACTCCTAACAAAGGGCGAATCGTACACCAAAAAGATAATGACACAAATGATATCATACTGAATGATAAAATTATTGAACCCTACGGTATTACCAGTTATGACTTCTTACAGAATGAACACCACCTGTTTCATGCAATGGGAGTCTTGTATCAATCACCATTCAAAGAAGCACTGATATTAGTTTGTGACGGTGGCGGTGCAAAGTTTTTCCATGACCAGTTTCCAAACTATCAAGAAATGGAATCTATGTTTTATCTGAGTGAACAAGACATTACTCCATTGTACAAACACTTATCTAATTCACGTGCAGTTGCAACAATGGATATCCAAACATGGGACTCAGAATACTTTGCACACCCACAAAGATTTGGTCTTGACGATGCTGGATTTGACGTTGAGTTAAGTTCTGCTATAAGTGAAGGACAGAAGTTTAGTGCCCTTTCATCGTTATTAGGTTATGACCAGCATGGACGAGCTGCTGGTAAGGTTATGGGTATGGCAAGTTACGGACTAGAAAAAAGAACAGACGCTTACACGTCTCAAGACTTAGCAGGTAGACTGCAAACAGAAACAGTTCAACATACTCGTAAACTTATTGAACGACTTGTTGAATATAAACCTGAATGCAAAAACATTTGTTTGAGTGGTGGATATGCATTGAACTGTGTGGGTAACTATCAGTATCTTGACATGTTCCCTAATCATAACTTCTTTATTGACCCTTGTGCTCATGACGGTGGAACTGCAATTGGGTCGTGTGTTAAAAATACTTTTTATAAAGACACGGGATACACATTATGATTACAGAAAACGTACATGGTATAGAAGAAGAGAATGCAATTGAGTTTGCGCCAGGCAAATATGTTATTCGTACTCAAGACGAAGCAGTCCGACAACTTGCTAATCAACAAATCGTTGGAATCTTTCAGGGTGAGTCAGAAATTGGCCCACGTGCATTGGGCAATCGTTCTATATTGTTTGACCCGACTAATCCTCATGCAAAAGAAATTGTTAATCAAATTAAAGAACGTGAAGAGTTTAGACCTTTTGCTGGTTCTATGTTGTTAGAATACTTTGACGAATACTTTATAACTTCTACTCTTAAAGAATCGCCTTACATGAGTTATGCGATTCCAGTTAAGAAAGAAAAGGTGCAAGAGATAAGTTCTATTGTTCACCATGACTTTACTTGTAGAATCCAAACAGTTACCGAAGAACAGAACAAGAACTATTACAATCTAATCAAAGCATGGCATGAAGAAAGTAACTGCCCGATTGTCTTTAACACTTCATTCAACCTAGGTGGTGAAGCAATGGTTGAAACTATTGAAGACGCAATGGATACTTGCAAAAGGTGTGATATCAATTTTATCTACATACCCGAAGACCAAGACATAGAAGTAAAGGAAATGTCTAAGGAAGATTATGTTGAACTTACTAAAGATGACACTTCTACTGAAAAACTTTTAAGTGCAGATAAGGGTGCATTTATAAATAGTTGAATGGAACTAACCAATAAAGCAATAGGAAAATTAATTGAGAAAACTGCTGGAAAATATAACACTGTACGTGTTGGGCTCACTGGTGGGGGTTGCGCTGGTATGGAGTATGTATTTAAGTATAACGAACCCATTGACAATGACCCAACCGATACCGTGCTTGACTACGGAAAATTTACAATACGGATTGATAGCAAGTCCCTACCCTTCTTACAAGACGCAACCCTCGACTATGTGGTGCGTGGAATCAACGAATCATTTGAAATCATCAACCCCGCCGAAGAATCAAGATGCGGTTGTGGAGTCTCGGTGATATTTTAGAAAAAGAGGTATATTATGAAATGGTGGGAAACATTATGGAAGCAGGACGTAGAAAAAGATACGTGGCAAGAACCTGACCCTGCAGAGGTGACAATCGATAATGCTTATAAGACTCGCTGGATATGGTATCATACCATTCTTGGAATTGGCATTTTCATGGTTAACATATTATTGATTGCCATTCTAATTGTGCTGGCAATAAAATTATGAAACCTTCAAGTGCAAAAGCAAAAGGTAGATTACTGCAGAAATGGTTTGCTAATTTACTCGTAGAAAAACTTGACGTTGACCCCGAAGATTTAGAATCACGTCCTATGGGAAGTGGTGGTGAAGATATTATTATGGGAAAACAGACTAGGAATATTTTCCCTTATAGTATAGAATGTAAGAACCAAGAGGCAGTTAACGTATGGAAAGCATACGAACAGGCACAAGACAACTGTAAAGGATACGAACCTTTAGTTGTAATTAAACGTAATCGTTCTAAACCTTTAGTGGTCATGGACGCAGAAGCATTTGTAAAATTACATGACAAAACATAACCTATTCCTAAATACAAACACATGAAGACATTTAGCGAAATAACAGAAGCAAAAGAAGACAGTTCTAAAAAACCGTTTCGTTTAGTCGTGCTTGCAGATAGACCTAAAACAATTAAGGAGAATGCAAGTTCAACTAAACTAATCAAAGCGGCTGAGAAGGCAGGACTGGACGTATACAATTGCCGTGCTAACGGTGCTTTTGTTATGCGTGACCAAGACTCAGGAGAAGTGACACTGCACAATGCAGGAGACCAAAAAGGTTTTGTCTTGGACGCTGACACACTGGTTATAAATCGGGGCAGTGTAACACGTAAAGATTCTTATCTTGATTTGATTTCGCAGATTGAACGCTACGGTATTGCAACAAGCAATTCACGTGAGTGTATTGAAGTGTGTGCGGATAAGTTTAGAACTTATCTTAGACTTCAAGAGATTGGTATGAACCAACCACGAACTGTTTTGATTCCGAATGACGAACCTGAAACAGTAGACATAGCACACGAAGCATTAGACAATGAATTCCCTATGGTGTTGAAGACACTGCAGGGCTCAAAGGGAGTGGGCGTCATACTGATTGAAACTGAACGTTCACTCCAATCTCAAGTAAGTTTGATTTATAAGATTGACCCTTTCTGTGATATTCTTTTACAGGAGTATATCGAATCAGACTTTGACGTTAGAGTTGTGATTGTTAATCGTGAGATTATCGGTGCAATGAAACGTAATAAAATAACTGGTGACTTTAGAAGTAATATGTCACAAGGTGCTACGGGAGACGAAGTAGAACTTACGGACGTAGAGAAAGACGCATGTCTCAGAGCTGCTAAGGCAGTGAATGGACAGTGGGTTGGTGTTGACTTTATTCCTGCAAAGAATAGAGACAAAGACGAACCGTATATTCTCGAAGTTAATCATTCGCCTGGCACCGCAGGTATCAGTAACATTATAAAGCAGAACGTTTCTGAAATGGTCATAGACAAATACATGGACAGAGACATTTGGAAATACTCACCTAAAGAGTGTGGTGTCTTAGAGACCATGGAAGTAGACGGTGAAGAAATGACTGCTAAATTGGACACAGGTAACAACACTTCGGTTTGTTCTCTTCACGCAGAGGATTTAAAAGTCGTAGGTAAGAAAGTTACTTGGACAGGTTGGCACGGAAAGAAACACAGTGCTAAGTTAGTACGTATGGTTGAGTTAGTAAAACCAGCAGAACAAAGACCTGTAGTGAGCATGAAGGTGAACTTTTTGAATACAGAATACGAACAAGAAGTATCACTAGATAAACGTAACTTTATTCCTTTTCTAGTCAACCGTGACTTTATGAAAAGGGCGAACTTAATGATAAATCCAGCGAGGAAGTTTTTGTTAACTAATAAAAGAGATGATTCAACCGAAGAGTAAACCCTCTATTCAGGAAAGGTGTCGTGAAAAAGCTTTAGATGCGTGGGGAGACGTAGAAGAAGCAATCGATAACTGGCCTAAGAAATTTGATATGTACAAGTGGTTAAACCAGTTGGGTTATAGTCCTATGGTTGTTAAGTACATGAGTGGTCTCAATGAAAATACTATCTACGAAATCAAAAACGAAGAAGGTTGTGAACAATTAGCAGAAGGTTACAATTGGTTAAAGACACCAAAGCAAAAACAAAAGTATCTAGACTTCCATATAAAAATAGAATCTGATATCCAAGAGTGGTTGAAGAACAATAAGATTGTACGGAAGAAAAGAATCCAAACACCAGCACAGAAGGTAAAGAAACTGAACTATTTACAATCAGGAGAAGGATTGACAAGTATAGACCCAGTTGAAATCATTCGTGCCAAGAAACTATTTACATACAATGTGAAGAGCAGAAAGTTGAGGTGCTACAGTTCATACGGATTGAACGTAAAAAACACGTCAATAACTTCATGCGATAAAGTTGAAGAAAAGACCTTGACAGATATTAAGTTGCTTGATAGGCTTATTAAAGGTGGCAATATTATTGCAAATGGTTTCATGGACGAGTTGAGAACTAAGTCTAAAACGCCAGAAAATAATCTTGTTAATAAAAATTGTATATTAGTGAAAGTTGTTAAATGATACTTATAGATTTTAGTCAGACCATAATCGCTGGTCTAATGGCACAGTTAAAAGTAAATGACGGAGAAATGAGTGAAGACTTATTACGTCATATGATTATTAACTCTTTGCGTAACTATCAAAAAAGATACGCAGAAGAGTATGGGGAAATAGTATTGTGTACAGACGCAGCTAATCCATGGAGACGAGACTTCTATCCCAACTACAAAGCAAACAGAAAGAAAGCAAGAGACAATGACGATATGGATTGGACTCTTATCTTTGATACATTACATAAAGTAAAAATGGAAATCAAAGAGAACTTCCCCTATCGTTACATGTACGTAGAGAATGCAGAAGCAGATGATATCATTGCTGTTCTTTGTAAACAAGCAGATGAAAAGGTTTTGATTGTAAGTGGTGATAAAGACTTTCAGCAACTGCATAAATATGATTATGTAAAACAGTGGTCGCCTAATCTAAACCAGTTTGTAGTGCAGGATAGACCCGAAGAGTTTTTAAAAGAACATACACTGCGAGGTGATAAGTCGGACGGTATTCCGAATATCCTTTCAAACGATAACTGTATGGTTGAAGGTATCAGGCAAACGCCATTGCGTAAACCTGTCTTTGACGCATACATGAGAATGACGATTGAAAGTGACGATAAATACTATAGGAACTACTTGAGAAATCAAACTCTTATTGACTTTGATTTTATTCCCAAAGATGTGGAGAGTAGAATATTACAAGAGTATGAGAAGACAGAAGTCGTACAAGGCAAAGTCTTTGATTACTTGAGAACTCATAGGTTAGATGACCTATTAACTAATGTCGAGGATTTTAGATTATGACAGAGAAGAAACGAGGAAGAGGTAGACCTAAAGGGGCACCAAACAAACCCCTAATGGATTTGCCTACTGAGAGAACTAATCTCACAGCAAACGCAGACGTTTATGAAATACTAGGACAAGCAAACCTAGTAGAAGAAGTGGACAAACAAGCACATGGTTTGAAAGTCTACAACGAAAGAAACGGTGCAGTAAGTAAAGTGTTGAAGTGGGTATTTGACAAGAATATTAATTCGACTCTACCCGAAGGGCCAACACCGTATGGTAAAAACGAATCACCTGCTACTGACCTGACTGAAACGTCACTACGATTTGAACATAAACTGTTCAAGTATTTTGTAACAGAAGAATTACCCAATCTCAAAAGAGAACAAATGTGGGTAGGAATGTTGGAAGGTATCCCTGCTAAAGAAGCAGAAATGATGGACTTGATTCATCAAGGTAAATTCCCATTCAAAAATATTTCAGAGGAAGCGGTCAAAATGGCCTTTCCTGAACTTTTAGGATAGATAAATATTTTCAGTAGACCGAGACTATACATAGACAAAAGAGTATGCATTGTCGCTACTCAGTAAAGAAACTTAATAGTCGTGTTCTACTCCATGGAGTTAAATTATGAATGATAAATTTGAATCAGAACCTTTTCAGTTACCAACTGAATTACAAAACGTACCCTCAAACTACACCATGTCTCATATCACATATGAAGACGTTAATGGTATTCTATCATTAGTAGAGATTGCCCTCGCAAGAGGTTCTATTAAAGGTGACGAACTTGCAATTCTAAATCAAATCAGAAACGACTGTTTACAGGAAGTTCAAGACTATCAAGTTTGGGTTCAAAACCGTCAACAAATTATGGCGCTTGAACAACAGATTGAGAACGAGAAAAAGAAAGCAGAACAAGCCAAAGAAATCGAAAGTATCAAGGCAACTGCTGACGCAAAAGTTCAGGCAGCTCAAGACGCTTCTAGGATTCTACAAAACAGAGTTAACGAATTAGAGAACCAAGCAAAAGCACGTGGGATTACCCCAGTCAATTCTGAACACAGTGACGAAGAACTTAACGTTGCAATGAAACCTGTTAATATGGGTGCACCAAGTAAGTCATGGGAGAATGCAAGAGCACAGAATCCAGTTCCTACAATCACTAATCAACCAACTGAACCAGTCACGGTTGAAGAGGAAATAGATAATATTAGTAATCAAATGCAAAACGCATGGAACAATATTGATGTCGAAGTCGAATTTGATAAACCGAATGAGGTGGACGAGGTGTCTGCCTCGGAGGCTGTAAAACCAATGTTTGAAATCAAAATGGGACAAGACGGTAACGTTCCATTAGGACAACAAGTCACAGAAGAAGACGTTAATATGAACGTCACAGAAATGGACGACTTTGAACCTATCCAAGGTGACGGTGAAGTAGAGATTGAATTACAAGAAGACCCTGAATCAATTGCAGACGTTCAAGCAATGAAAGAAGCAGTTGAAGAAGAGTACGAAGAAGTTGTAATTCCTAACTCTATGGAACTTCAAAAAATGACCAAAGCAAAAATTAAAGAAGTTGCTGACAGTATTGGAATAACTGTTTCTGATAATCAAACAAAGGGTGCCATGATAAAAGACTTTGAAGAAGAGTCTTGGAACTTAATTAAAGAAGCAGAAGAAAGCGAAAACGCAACGGTGCATACTGATGAAGACATCATTAGAGACGGTGGCTATTTCGGAGACGACAACGACTCTAAGTAGTCCCGCCCCTCATAATCCAAACTACGATATTCCCAAGGGACACTTTAGAGTGAACATACCTTGGGAATGGTCATGTCGTATGGGATTCAATGGTGACTTAGACTATGCATTGGTCTACAAAGTAGAAGACGATATTGTGTTGTCAGCAAACCTAATGGACGAAGACTTTTACGGAGAAGTAAAACTTTACTACCACAAAGAGAATGGTAATCCTAAATCTACAAACGTAGATACAGTTTATGATTCTCAATTCATAACCTTGCCAGAAATCGACTTTACAAACTACAGTGTGGGTGATACCATTAATATGGAATACATTAATCCTGCACCAAAGAATGCTTACTTCTTATATGAGCATGTGAGTATGGACGATGTATTAGAAGGTGAGAGACACATACGGTTATCCAAAGGAGAAGAAAATGGATTGGACACTACCGACAACCCAAGTGATGGGCAAATTCAACGAGTGGAAGGAGAAGGACACAGCACTGTTTAGAACTGCTCTGTCTAAAACTGGACAAGTAATAATTCAGATTCAGGCCTCCGAAGAAGATTACGATAAACGCAAAGTAAACGTAATTGAAAAACTGACAGAAGCAGGGTTTTATCACCAACATGAATTTGAGGTTATGCAAGTACCTAATGTTATTCACTTAGCATATACACCAAATAAAAATTACATAGTTGAGAAGATTTCTATATAAATAATAGTATGAGCATAGAATACAACGACTTCGGTTTTACCGCTATGGACGCAGACGAACTTGCGTCTGTAGATACTAAAATCGTAGAAAAAACAACAACTGCTACAGAAGTTATCAATAAACTAGATAACTTTATCAGACCTCTATTGGAGAACCTTGCAAAGGATTCTGATAAAGACTATATCTACTGGCCAAAAAGAGTCGAGATAATCAATAAGAAAATTGAAGAACTTGATTTAATTCAAAAAAATATTTAAAAACCCTATTGACGATGACGGCTGTTATGGCCTATAATAGACGTACTAGTTGAGAAATCAACGGTGGCTTCAGGACGCATAGCGTAGAAGTCTAGATTAACGCACCCCATTTATTTGGACGTGCATAACTAAAAAAAACTTATGAATATTAAAGATGTGATTAAGTCTTTAGCGAAGTCAAAAGACTCTAAACCAGTGGCTTCACTCGAACCTTTCTTTTCTGAAAGGAAAAAAAATGCACCCTTGGTGTTGAACCTAAACAACAAGGAGGCAGTCAATGTTAGTACAACTAAGTGATTTGCTTGACGGCAAAGTATTTGCACAAAGAGTATTCTTTACGAATAAAGATTTGTGGAATATGAGAGAGGAGATAGAAGTATCACCTGATGCATATCAGAGATTCTTCCATGCAGATTATGATTGGCAACAATTGTATATTGCTTCTTTCTTTAACCCTATGGTTGTAATCCCTGAGATTGCATTAAGAGTTGGAAAGAATATTCCTAGTAGAAGTGGCGAAGTCATGGACGGTTGTCAACGTGTATCTACTGGATTCGCTTTCAAAACAGGTGACTTAGCATTACCTGAGATTGATTCTTTAAAGTATTGGATAGACAAAAACGAAAGTCACCATGACTTACGTGGTAGACGTTGGAGAGATTTACCAAGAACTGCAAAAGATACTTTTGAAGATTATCAAATGGCTGCTCAAGTCTACAAAGATTTGACACCTGAACAAGCAGGGTGGACATTCGTTAGTGTATTAAACAATACCAACACACTGAATGCTCAAGAGAAAAGACAGGCAATATCTTCTGATATGTCTAGAACTGTACAACAATGGGCAAGATTAAACCCACTTGGAATGTTTGATACTACAGACGGAATGACTTTAGATTACATTGCAGGTGCGGAACACAAACGTCTTGACGTTGATAAGACTCTTGCAGAATTGTGTTACATGTTATCTACAGACGACTTCCTTAAGACAGGAACAACTGGTAAGACAATTGATTTGTTCTACAGGGAACAAGCAAGAGATTGTCAGAACAAGTTTCCAGCAACTAAGATTACTAAAGAAGTATTGACGTTTGCGGAACAAAGTTTCAAAGGTTTTCCAACTGCAAAAACTATTGCATTGAAACCATGGAGAAACTATTGTTATCTTGTTTCTAAGTTTCTTAAAGCAAAGATTACCATAGACCCAATTGAGTTTATCAAGGTCTACAAGACTGCGGTCAAGAATCTGAAAGACAAGAGTTTATTACAAGACGGTTTGACTGGTACACCATACGAGTTACGTATGAGAGGTAACGGTGCTGAAGATACTAGAGTTTCACTAGAAATGCTTGAACTTGAAATGTCAAAAGTAAATTTCAAGCAAACAAAACTGGACTCGAAGAGAACATTCACTAGAGAAGAAGTCGCAAATGCATACGAAGAACAGAATGGTAAGTGTGCTATCTGTGGTGAAGACCTAGGTGAGTTCAATGAAAACGTACATGGTGACCACTTCCTTTTATACAAGGACGGACACCCAACTACCCCTGATAACTGTGACGCTGTACATGCGTCCTGCAACTGGAGAAAATAATGGAAAGGAGTATTTACGATAGTAACGAAGCAGTCAAAAAGATTGTTGAGATTGGGCGTAACATGATTACTGCCTGTGAGAAGAATGTCTTTTATCCGCAAGACGATTATATGTGGAACACTGCTGTAGTAGCAGGTAACAAATTGACCACATTAGGTACGACTTGGGGACTTAAATCTGTCAAGGATTTGTCCAAGTCTGAATCGAAAGCGGTACAGGACTTCCTTAAAAATAAGGAAAAAATAATGAAACTAGCTGTTGACAGTGACAGCTAAAATCGGTTAGCCTTATAGTATGAATAAGAAAGTAATTATCTTCGATGTTGACGGGACTATTGCAAACGTTGAACATAGGAGACATTTTGTAAATCAAAAACCTGCAGACTGGAAGTCGTTTAGAGCAGAAACTGTAAACGATACCCCTGTTGAACATGTTTGTGACATTGCAAAAAGGTTCATTGCCCAAGGTGATGAGGTTGCTTTCTTTTCTGCTAGGAATGAGTCTGAAAGAGAGGTTACTGAGAAACAAATTTCTGAGTGGATTGGAGACGGTCACAAAGGATTGTTCTTAAGACCTGACGGTGATTTCAGACCTGATGAAGAATTCAAATCCGACTTAGCCGATAAGTTTGAAGAGTTGGGTGGTAAAATTGACTTGGTCTTTGACGACAGAAACAAAGTCGTTGACATGTGGAGACAAAGAGGAACCACTGTTGTCCAAGTCGCAGAAGGAGATTTTTAATGGAAGATAAAGTAAAGAAACTAAACGAACTTGAAAACCTAAAATGGGAAATGGAATCCTTGATTAGGAGAGTCAACGAAAAGACTCGACAAATTAAGTACATGGACACGCCTTCTGAAATCTACATGAAAGTCGAGAGTTGGGCAGAAGAAAACGGTATCGACTCAGGCGACATGGAGTGGAAAGTTAAAGATGTTCGTGAAAAGGTCAATGAACTTGAGAGTGCTATCTATGAGTTAGTAGAACCCTTTGAAGAAAAACTAAGGGATATCGAGAACGAATACGATGAACTCGAATGGGAAATTGAGGAAATAAAGGAGGCAGGTTAGACTTATAACGCTTGACAGTGACCTGCCTTTTTTGTTAGCCTATACACATGATGAGAAAAAAAGGAGACAATATGAAAGTATCAGAATTAGTAAACGAAGTAAACCAAGAACAAGAGTTGCTTCAATTGTGCGATAAACTGTGTGAGGATTTACTCAAAGTACACCTTAAAGCATTCCCTAGTCTTGACTGGTACGGTTATCGTTACAAGGTTGCTAACAAATATATCAAAGTCATTACCACTGAACATGGTGAAGACAGGTCTGTTTGGGGATTCATAAACAGGAAGAAGTTTCAGAAAGGTGCTACGGGTGTCACATTTGAATGTGGTGACGTTCTAAAAGCCGCTGGTTGGAGAACACCAGCTTTGAATGCCCCAAGAGGTAACTTATTCAATGGGTATGACGTGTCTGTTGGTAACAGAAAATACGGCCCTGATTATTTAATATAGGAGAAACAATGAAACTAGGTAATGCTGAAATAGTAATGTCAAAAGAAGGGAAAATGGATTCCCTTAAAGTGTCCGAGTTCTTAAAGAACGTTGTCGGTTTAAATTTAGTCCCAGTACGTGGTCAATACAACTCGTACTGGTTAAGTGGTAAAGACGGTCATGACATGATAGACGGTAACAAGTATTACAAGTTAACATTGAATGATTACGGGATAGAGATTAATTGTGCTGGTGATTACAATGCATTCAGCATACAAGGTTCTTTAATTAAATGGATTAAAGAAGGATTTGAAAAAGTAAAACTTGAGAAGGAGTAATTATGCCAGCTAGAGTAGAAACAGCAATCCAATTGTTAAAAAATAACATTGAGATTCAAAACAAACAAACCGAGGTCAACAATCAAATCATTGACCTTTTAGAAAAATTAGCAGACAAGATTGATTATTTGGATTCTCAAATCAATACACTTGACTCTACTGCAGACAGTATTAGTTCTGCTGTAAGTAGTTTGGAATCTGATATCAGTAACTTGTCCAGTGAAGTATCATCGTTACAATGAGTTACACGTATCTAAAAGAAATCACCGATTGGGGTGAATACAAAGTTAAGAACCATACATATATCTTCAATGAGAAGGGACAGAATGTTGGTTATATCAAAACAGGAACAACGGAAGAACTTTTTTACAAGACACCTTCCAAGTTGTTTTCCAAAGCAAGACGTAAGTTTATCAAGTTAAAGAAATGAACATATTCTATTTACATGAAGACCCAGTAAGGTCTGCTCAATTACACTGCGACAAACACGTGGTCAAAATGATTATTGAGTATGCTCAAATGCTATCCACTGCTCATAGAATGTTGGACGGTACACAATATATCGACCAATCCAGTGGTAGACGAATCAAAAGGTGGCGACTAGATAATTCTAATATGGACGGAGTCTTATACAAAGCAAGTCATATCAATCACCCTTCTGCTATATGGGTGCGAGAGAATGCAATCCAGTATCAATACATGTACGATTTGTTTGTTGCATTGTGTGACGAGTATACGTATCGATACGGTAAAGTCCATATGACGGACGATAAACTCAGGGAACTGCTAAACGTTCTTCCTCAGAATATCAAACTAGGAACATGGAGACAACCACCACCTGCAATGCCTGATTATTGCAAACACAAAGACTCCATTATTTCGTACCATAAATACTATGCAAACGAGAAGAAAGGTTTTGCGAAATGGACTAATAGAGAACGTCCTGCATTTATGGAACAATATGCCTAGATACGATTTTTATAATACTGAAACTGGTGAATTGGTTGAATACACAATGTCATGGCGTGACCTTGACGATTTCAAACTAAACAATCCCCACCTTAAACAACAAGTATCCGCACCACAAATAGTTGGTGGTACGGGTGACCGAGTCAAGACTGATGCTGGTTTTAAGGAAGTGCTATCCAAAGTTGGTAGCAAGTTCCCCGACAGCCCGCTTGACAAACGATACAACAGTCAATCTGTCAAAGATATCAAGACAAGAGAGATTGTTAAAAAGCATGTAGACATACAGAACAAAAAGAAGTAAAATAATATTATGACAGAAGTGAGATTATCCACAATGGATATTACTGATTTAGAATCACTAGATTTAAAAACAGTATCAGAAAATGGCCAACGTTTTTACGTTGACGATAAGGGCGATAAGTATCCAAGTGTCACAACTGTTGTAGGATTAGAATCAAGAGAACAGATAAAACTGTGGCGTAAAAGAGTTGGTGAAGAGAAAGCAAATCAGATTACAAAGTCTGCTACTTCACGTGGAACGACCATGCACCAACATGTCGAAGACTATTTACGCAAAGAAAAAGATTTCATAGAGTTCGATAATCTAATACATGAAGGTATGTTCAAAGGCATACGTCCAGTGTTAGACGAGATTATCCCATTAGCTTTAGAAGCACCCATGTATTCAGACAAACTGAAAATGGCAGGACGGGTTGATTGTATTGGATTCTTAGATGACGCTTTGTGCATAATCGACTTCAAGACTTCAAGTAAGTTTAAAGAAGATTACATGGCAAGGCCATGGTTCTTACAAATGACTGCTTATGCTATCATGGTTGAAGAACTAACAGGAAAGAAGATAGAAGAAATCGTTGCATTGGTTATGTTAGAGAACGGTCACTTCCAAATCTTTACAGCAAACCATGAAGACTACATTGACGACTTATGTGCGGTGAGACTTCAATACAAAAACTTATACGGAATATGATATCAAAAAAAGAATTTACAGAACAAGTAGAAGTTCTACTTAGTAAAGGTGCTAGTGTTATGGACGCAATCATTAAGGTATGCGACAACAACAAAATAGAACCTGAATCAACAAAGAGATTGCTTAGTGACCCACTCAAAGAAAGATTGGAAGCAGAAGCAAAGAAACTTAATATGGTGAATCGTGGAAGTAATTCACAAGCAAGTTTAACAACATTTTTTAAGTGAGGTAATTATGAAGAATGGAGATATAGTCACAGTCATTACTGTGAGTGGTGAATACGTAGGTAAACTTACACACCTTGACGGTGGTAACGTGTCTATCGATAAACCTAGAATGATATTACAAAACCCACAGTCAGGTGAAATGGGTTTTGCGAGAGGGATAGCAGTCACTGGTGCTGAGAATCCCGAAGAAGTTACATTTCAAAGTGTAGTATTTGTAACACCAACAAACGAACAGGTGCAAAAAGCATGGCAAGAAGCAACCAGTTCAATCGTCACTCCTACTAAACCGACATTAGTTAAGTGACCTCTAGAGAAGGATTCGATGCATATCAGTTGTACCTTGGAATCAAATTACATTTTCATTCCAAGGATTACGACTTTGTCAAATACAATGGTGTAGTCAAAGCAGAACTACCGTCCTTCTTAAAACGTAAAGATAAATTCCACTTTGGTAAACTATCAAGAACATATAAACATGAACTCAAAGATTTTTTCATTGCAAATCTTTCCGAGAAAGACTATTGGGTAGGTGACTTGTTAGATAAAGAAGCAGACCGAAGATATAAGAAGTGGAAGAACAATCGACAGAAACAAGCATACCTATTCAATACAGAAGTAAGTGACCTGCTTAAAACATACAAGATAGATACCATATTGAAAGTGACAGACGGACAACACCCAAGACTTTTAAAATCTCTTATGAGTAAAAAAGTATCTTTGGAAACAGTTTGTATCATGGACGCTATTATAGGATTCACAAAAGATTGGGAACGACTGATTACAGAGAAGGTAGTCTATCCCGATATACACATTAAGATTAACAAGTATAAGTCATTCATACAGTATGACCATGACGCATACAAATCAAAACTAATAGAACTATGCTCACTATAGTAGGGAATGGAACAAACAGAGTTATGCCTACTTATGGTGAAGATAGGTTTTGGGGTTGCAATGCATTCTACCGAGACGCAAATCCTGAGATTCTTTTTACTGTAGACATACCTATGCAAAGGGAAGTAATAGAATGGGGATACGCAGAAGCAAACAAAGTTGCGGTAGGGAATTGGGAAATACTACCGATTGATATGATTGAACCATTGAAAATGGGATTCGGGAATACAAAGATAATAGAATCGATTTCGCCCGATAGTGAGTATTTGGTAGTACAAGGGGACGATGAAGTGACCACGTTTCTTGGCTTAAGCAGCCCCCAAATGAAGAACATTATTATGTATAATAATCCTGAGCTCAAGAACCTCTTTTGTGGAATGAGTGCATTAGGATATGCTATGCTTAATGGTGAAAAGGAAATCACATTGACTGGATTCAATGCCCTCGAAGACGATAATTGGTCAAATAATTATGAGGGAACACAGAACTATTTGCATAAATATAGTAGTGATAGCAGAGTATTAAATGCTCAGCGGTCACAGTTCATTGCTCTACTAGAAGAGTTTGAAGACGTTAAAGTTTATTTCAAAAACCCTCTTACGGGAACTGTAAAAGTGGAGTATAATGAATTATATTACTATGAAGATAGTGAAAGGTGGATTCTTGGCGAAGGTCTTGAATCTGATACAATGCGATAAAATGCGATACAATGCAATACAATAGGAGAATACAATGTCAAATGCATCGTTAGAAAAACTGAGAGCAGCTATGGAATCTGCATCAGCGCCTGGCACAGGAGAAAAAAAGTCCTATTCCGATGATACTATGTGGAAACCCGAACTTGATAAAACAGGTAACGGTTTTGCAGTAGTTCGTTTCCTACCAACACCCGAAGGGGAAGAAATGCCATGGGTCAGTTATTTTGACCACGGTTTTCAAGGCCCAGGCGGTTGGTACATTGAGAAGTCTTTGACTACTCTTAACAAGAAAGACCCAGTGTCAGACTACAACTCTCAGTTGTGGAATACTGGTGTTGAAGCAAACAAAGAGATTGCAAGGAAACAGAAGCGTAGACTTCATTATGTTTCTAATGTCTATGTTGTTTCTGACCCTAAAAATCCTGACAACGAAGGTAAGGTTTTCAAATACCGTTATGGTAAGAAAATCTTTGAAATGTTGAAAGAAGCTATCTCACCTGCATTCGCAGACGAGAAAGCAATTAATCCTTTTGACTTAAGGGGAGAAGGTGCAAACTTTAAAATTAAAATCAGAAAAGTTGACGGTTACTGGAACTATGACAAATCTGAGTTTGATTCACCAGCACCTTTATTTGCAGAAGAAGAGAAACTAGAAGAAGTTGTTTCTTCTCTACATTCTTTATCTGCTATTATTGCACCCGAAGAGTTCAAGTCTTATGAAGAACTTAAAGAAAAGTTCGACAGAGTCTTAGGACTAACTGGTGCAACTTCAACCTCTACTGCAGAGTCCGTTGCTGAAGACCTTGACGAAGTGCCTTGGTCAGACGTAAACAAGGAACCCGTTGCAGAGGAACCTGTAATCCAATCTGCTGATTCTAGTGATTCAGAAGACGCAATGGATTACTTCAAGAAGCTTGCTTCTGACTCGTAAGCAGAAGTAAACTTCGGGGGGTAGTGACTATTTTATGTGTCCTTGAGTGCACTACCCAGTTGAACTAAGACCGTGGATAAAAATCTGAGGGGGTACTTAGTTAGGGAAAGGCAAACAGCTAATAAAAGAAAGCGGGTTTGTCCGTAAAGAGCGGGACTGCAGTAATGCGAGGGGCGACTTTACACTTTTTAAGAATATGAAAAGCGAATACTACAAAAACATATTACCATTCAATGAGAACGAAAGAGTGGTTGACCAATTTGGTTGGACTCCTCTATCAGTCATAACACCAACAAAGTCTTCTAAATCCAATTGGGAAGACGCTTACTTGACTGCATACGAAGAGAAAAGAGGCGAATGTCCTAGACTACCAAACGGTTTAATGATGTCTGAATTTCATGCAGGATTGTGTGAAAACATTGTTCATTATTGGAGTATGGTTGGTGATACAATTGTTGACCCATTTGCAGGCAGAATGACAAGAGCATTTGTATCTGCTTCATTAGGAAGAAACTATTACGGGTATGACGTATCACCTACAACAGTAAGCAAAGTTAAAGAAGAAATGGGAAGGCATTCCTTTGACGGTCATTATGATATTATAGAAAGTGACGGTTGTGAAATGTCTCATACAGATGACGAAAGTGCAAACTTAGTTATGACTTGTCCACCTTATGGTGATATTGAAAAATACGAAAGTGCAGACGGACAGTTATCAGATATAAGAAGTTACACTGAGTTTCGTAATCGTATAGAAGTATGTGCCCAAAACATAGAAAGAGTTTTAGTGCCTGGCGGATTTTGTGTATGGGTATGCGGAGATTGGAGACGGGACGGTGAATACGTACCTTTCCATTCTGACTGTATAAATATGTTCACAATGGCAGGTCTGAAACTTCATGACGTTATTGTTATGAAGAACGACACCATATTTGCAGCTTTACAAATGGGTAAATGTGCAAGTAAAAGATATACTAGTAAAGTACATGAGTATGTTCTAGTATTTCGCAAACAGGGGGAACTAGTTTATAGTTCTGATAAAGTAAGAAATAAGGAGCAGTCAACACTGACTGATTTTTTTGAATAATAATATTATGCCACAAGTAACACCAAGACACGATAAAAAAAGGAACAAGACAGAATCCTTTGACCAAATGCTTAGACGTTTCAAAAAGAAATGTGAAAGGGCAGGTATCGTTGCGGAAGTACGTAGTAGAGAATACTATGTAAAACCCAATCAAAAAAAACATGAGGATAATCAGAAACGTAAGAGACGTAATTACCTTGATAAGGTAAGAGCAGAACAAGCAGAAGAACGTAGAAAACTTACGTCAAGATTTTATTAAACCATGTCCAAAAGAATCCCACAAAAGCCCAAACCTAGGGCACATAAAGAGTTGTTTCAAAAAGACTCACCTTATGGTCATAAGGTACAAAGGGATAGAACCAAATATAAAAGGAAAGACAAATATCCTATGCCTAACTACGAAGGCCCTTGGAGTAAAGATTTAGGTTATTAAGCAGGAACTGCTGATAGTCTAGAACCAGTTGGGTCTGTATCTCTTGGAGTTGGGTTCGTACTTCTAACTGTAGTATTAGCCGCATTAGTTGTTTGATTATTAATTGTAGTCACTACTGCCTGATTAGTTGCTGACCTATTAGCTTCTGCAGCTGCTTGATTTTCCGCTTTCAATTCAGCTGCCCTTGTCGGGTCTGCCATCATTATATCTTGAGCAGTCGAACCAGTCGCAGTACCTGTGAATCCACCACCACTTGTTACACCTTCACCTCTCAATACGTCCATATACTTATCAGTGCTTTCATACTGAACCATTTCTTTTCCGTCTTCGCCTGATACCATGGTTGCTTGAGCATAACCCAACTTAACTTGTTCTTCAGCTGATAGATTATCAATCTGTTCTGAGGATAATGATTGTTGAGAACCACGTTGCATTGCTTCAGCATTTGGTGAAGCTTCACCGAATAGTCTATTGACTAACCAGCCAGGCAAAATCTTTTCTGCCATACTTCTTAACATTTGACCGATATCAATATCAAATACACTTCTAAAGAAATCACCGATTGCCCTAAACGGTGTTAATATTATATCAAAAAGACCACTGAATATATCTTTAACTCCTTGGAACATTCTCTCGAAGTCCCCAGTAAATAAACCAACAAAGAAGTCATAAAATCCACCAAAGATACTTCCAATCGATGATATAATGTCCATGAAGTAACCCACTACTGTATCGATAACAGCTCTGAATCCTTCCGATTCATTGTATAGATAAATTGCAGCTCCTACTAGTAATGCACCAACAGCAATAATTAACAATGCTGGCAATCCAAACAAAGTAGCTCCAGTTAACAGACCAGCTGCACTTGCGACAAGTGATGCACCAGCAGCTAACAATCCAACTACAAATGTTCCTGCTTGAAGAAGGAAAGTCTTAGCTCCTCTAAGAACACTCATTGCACCTTTTCCAAAAGCTACAAATCCTGCTTTTAAACTTTCGACACCTTTATTAAATCCTGTTTTAATTCCCTTCATCATATTACCAGCACCTTCTTTCATGCTGTTCCAAACTGCACCAAGGTCGCCATTTAATTTTTCAGTTACTGCACTGAGTCCACCTTCTTTGAATGTTTCACCAAGACCACTGAAATAAGTTCCAGTTGCTTTGAGTCCACTCATGATACCAGCACTTACAGTTTGTATTCCTGACTTCAATCCACTTGCAAGATTTTGTATTCCACCGACAACGTCACCAAATAAGTCTTGATTACCAAATAGTAAACCAACACCGTTTATCTTTGATACGACAGAATCAAAAGTATCCATAAGGTCGAAACCTGTAAGTTCTTTTAATCCATCACTAAAATCACTTAATCCTTGAGCGGTTTCATTTAAAGTACCGTCAAGCATTTTATCAAGTTCTGATTGGTATTCGTCTCTTTTTTCTTTTTCTAATTCGATTGCTTTATCGAATGTTGCAGTAATCTCAGCTGCTTTATTTGCACGTTCTGATTCTAATGCTTCTCTTTTTGCAACAAGTTTGTTAAGAGCTGCACCTTGGAGTGTGCCGTCCTTAGCACCTTGGATTTCCTTCTCTTTGAGTTTACGAAGTTCTGAATCCATTTTACCTAGAACATTACCTGACTTTTCTGCTGTTGCAAGTCTATCAGCACGTTTCTGTTCTAGTTCATTAAGTTCGTCATTAACTTTTTTGAATTCACCAAAATCGATATCACCTAACTGTCCTTGACCTGTCTTCAATCCGTCTGCTACTTTGCCAAGAGTGTCCCTCACCTTTTGAGCTGCGAGTGCACCCTTAAAAGAATCTCTTGAAGTATTTCTAAAGTTAGCTGCTGAAAGAGCTATCTCTTTATTGTTTTCTGCAAGAGAATCTACAATTTCTTTGAATGCAGGTTTAAGAGACTTACCCGCCTCTTCTAACTGTTTGCTAATATCGTCTGCCATTTAATTACTTCTTCTGATTGTCTGAGTCGTGTTCTTTAGCTGCACTGTTCACGTATAGTCCGAACCATGCGGCCCCAGCACCAACTAGAATACTAATAAGACCTGATTGTTCCATTGAAGGTTCGGGTAGTTCCATAAACCAAATAGCCGCATAATACACCAAGAATATGTAAACACTTAAAAATGCTCTTGGCCATATTCTCCAACTATCAACTGCCTTTGCTAGGTGAATCCACTTTTGCCACGGGTTAATTGTGTCGTTTGCTTTAAGGTCTCGAATTTCATCTTTGAGAGCTGCATTCTCTTGAATCATTTCCATGAACTTAGATAAGTCCATTTCAACTTCGTTACGAGACATATCTCCACTGAATCTTTCGTCTGCCATGTTTATCTCCTTTGCGATTTCATTTTCGCTTGTTCTGCTTTGTGCCTTTCTTGTTCTTCCTTCAAGAATTGCATGAGTAACATGATATAGATTTCCCTTTCCCATGGCATCATATTTTCAAGTTCGTGTAAACTATAATTATGATGTTGCATCAACTGAAAGTTAGTATTGTAATAATTAACTACACTTTCATGAGAAAGGCAAATTAAAAAAAACTTTGGAGGCCCTCCATGGTACGAGTCTGCTGTGTGTTACATGTGCTACATGTATACTCAGCGTCATAGAACACTTTCGGCATATCGTCAAAATAGGAACCTAGTTTTTCTATTTGTGGGAACGTTAAGTTATCCACAAAGTCACCAAGTTCTTTGGTTGATACGTCATCTGTAGTATATACATTTTCCGCATCAAATATTTCAACAATACACTTTTTCAACATTTCAATTGGTTGTTCATTAACAGGTATCTTTTGTACACTTTCCATTGTGTTCCAATCAGGATACCTTAATATAACACCCAGTTCATCAGTAATCATAATCTTGGGTTCTACGCCCTCAGGTTTAGTTGTCTGTATTTCATCTAAATTTACAGTAACTTCTCCTGTACCATTGCACCCTTCTTCTTGACAAGTCAAATTAATTTTAACTGTTTCACCAACTGATACTGCTCTTATTTTTATGAACAAGTATTCAATATCGAACATTGGAAGTTTTTCAACGTCCAACCATTCATTCTCTTGATAAGCAGTTACGCTTTTAATCATTGACTTGATAGAATCAAGTGACCTCTTTTGGTCTTCACCCTCTTTCGCAATTACTAAAGTCTTTTGTTCTTTTACAAGAAAAGGTCTGAATTTAACTTCTTCCCCATTACTTGGTAGCACGCACGTATACGTAGGTGCCGACTGTATTGGTAATGCCATAATTTATCCTCTAATAATATATTAACCGTTTCCACCGAATACATTGTTAATCTTACCAAGATTAGAATCCAGTCGTCCCAGTTTTCCAAGAAGTTTCTCACCTTTGCCACCAAATCTAGAAGCGACTGATAGTCCTTCCATGACAGCATTAAGTGCTCTCCTTCCTTTATTTAGTCCTGATAGTTCAGGTGGTTGCGTATATTCTACGTCCCACCCACGATACGCAATGGTGCACCCAAACTTCAATATACTATCAGGAGTGTTTGAGTCTAATGCCATTGGGTCAAATGTTTTTGGATAACATTCATATAACTTATATTTCATTGCAGAGTTACCGTCAACCCTGTATTGTGTTATATGAACTTCACCTATGTAATCGTTATAGTATGCGAAGGTAGGTTGTAATTGATTACCTTCCCCTGCAGTGTATACTAAAGACTGCCATGCTTCGATTATTAATCTGTCAGCGAATGTTTGGTCGCAGAAAAAAGAGAATGTTGTTTCACCGCCGTCATTTACTGCGTGAGGCATTGACCTCTTTTGACCATACTCACCCCACATGGTTCCTTCTATTGTTCTGCCTGGCAATGAAGCAGAGTCACAACGTAAACCTTCTAAAGATAACCCCATTGGGCCGAAGAAGTCTGCTTGGAATCTATTTGCTCTTGCACCGATATCAAAGTTTGCTTTGAACTTGTCGATTGCAGTTCCTTTATCGCTTCCACTTAAAAAGTTAGAAACACCTTTTTGTAATACGTCTTTTAGTGCCATTAAATTCTTCCTAGTGATTCTGCGTATACTGTATTCGCATTCACGTTAAATTTGGTTGTTGGTAACATGGATATTAAATCGTAATATTGAGAGTCCACTTTCTTTATGTAACTCTTAAAGTATCCATATTGATATTGTTTTACACATGGTTTTGCCCACCTTAGTTTTCCGACTGACTTTACCATTGCGTAATTCACGTCAAATACACCTTCTGAGACATACTCATACATAGCGTCCAGTAATCTAATTCTATATCTTGGTGCTAAGTAATGTAGGTTCAATCCCATGAAACCATTTTTATATTTCTTAATAGGAATGCATAAAGGAAAGTAGTCCCAATATGGGAGTTTGTCCTGTGTCTTTGCGTCATAAAAGAACATATACATTTGTCCTAGTTGAAGCGCTCCCTCAGTATCAAATTCGTCCATTAAGGAAGTAGACCGCACTCTTATTTGTCTTAAATTATTACGGAACCAGTTCATGGAGTCGATACTTCTTGCTCTTAGTTCAGCAGGTTTCTCGTTTTGTAAATCGTCCAATAGTTGTCCCATACAACTATTTATGCATTTAAGTCAAATGGTCTTCCGTTAATATTCTAAATTTTAATCTTCTTTCTTTGCAGTATGATTCAGCAGCTTTGAACTTTGCCTGATTGACTGCATATGTCTGTGCTTCCATAAGATATCTTTTAGAAACTCTATGTTGAGGTTTTGCAGGCGGTTTAAGTTGTTTCTTAGGTTTGACTTCTATAATTTCCCGTACAGTTTGTCCCGAAGCATTTACATACTTGATATAAAAGTCAGGGAAGTATCTGTGAGGTTTTCTATCTAAGGGTGATATGTAAGGAATAACTATTTCTTCCGAACCCCATTCAATGATATTGGGATTTGAATCAGCGTACACCATGAATCTACGTTCCCATAATGAACGATAGAAGATTTTCGTAGGGTTTCCCTTATATTTTTTATAGTTCTTAGGTTTAAACTTTCCACTGTAAGACATAAATAGATATATTACCAATTAATAATTAACGAAGGTATTTATGGCAATAAGCAAACTATTAGATAAAGTCAGTCAAGCGAAGTCTGCTGTAGAGTCTGTAAAAGGTATCAAGACCAAACTCAAAAACATTGATAAGACAACTGTACTTGACCAATTAGGTGAACAAGCAGAAGAAGCTAAAAGAACTTTAGAAAAGAGAAGGACATCTTTAGAAAAAAACCTTGACGCAAGAAACAAAGGTAAGGCAGTTGCAAAGTCAACACCTTCAACTGCAGATATAGATTTAATTTATCCACTGTATGACCAACTAGACAACTACATTGTTTTCCAAACTAGAGCACGTGAAGCAAGAGACGGGAAGAATGGAAAGAATTTACTATCCAAAGATAATGTAGAAATAGCATTGTACGTTAGACCCGAACATTTAGCAAGTAACTTTACAGTTAACTATAAGACTCAAGGATTCGGTGCAGGTATTCGTGGACTCGCAGATATGTTTGACGGTGGAGAAACAGGAAACTTTTTCGGTGAAGGTGGTTCACTGGAACAATTTGCTGGCGAAGTCAAAAACATAGCAGGAAATGCCATAAACAAACTTATGAATTCTGCTACAGGAGATTTTGTAAACTTTAGTGCTGGACGAGCAGTTAATCCAATGGAAGAACAAATGTTAGAGGGAATAGGTTTCCGCTCTTTCTCATTCCAATATGAATTCTATCCACGTTCAGAAGAGGAAGCAGATATGGTACAACAAATTATGTACTATTTCAGAACTGCAATGTTACCTGATACCTATGGTAGTTCAGAAGTAACAGAAAACGAAAACTTTTTTAACTATCCAAATGTGTTTGACGTGTCATTTGATGGCCCAATCGCAGAAAGACTAGACGGATTTCTGCCTATGGTTTGTACTGGTTGTGATGTCCAACATGGAGATACAGAATTAGGTTTCTTTGAAAACGGACAACCGACAAAGTCTGCTATGAAATTAGACTTTACAGAAATTAAAATTGTTACTCAAGAAAACTTCCAACAAATTTCACCAATCGGTGATAAGAGTATTACACCTGCTGATTATAGTATCACAGATAGAAGAACGAGGGGAGATTAATGGCAAACGAACTATTTAAAAACTTTCCCGAAGTAAGATACACACTCAGTAATGGGAAGATTGTTACAATCAAAGACTTCTTTCGTAAAGCAAAGTTAGAAGGAACACAACTTAATCAAGTAATTGATTATACACTTTATGAACTCCAAGAAGGCGAAAGACCTGATGTAGTTGCGAGTAAGTTATATGGTAATGGTGATTTGCACTGGACATTATTTCTTGCAAATGAAATTACTAATTATTATGATTGGTATATGGATACTCCTACATTTGAAAATTATATAAAATCTAAGTATCCTGGCCAATTTTTAGTTGCATCTACGAGTACAGATATAGTATCTTCGACTTCTAAATTTTTAATTGGTGAAGACATAACTCAAGGGGCAAGTAAAGGTAAAGTTTTAAAAGTTGACCCAACTTATAATAGAATTTTAGTAGAAACAACAAACGGGCGAAAATTTGTGGCCAGCCAGGCGGTTACAGGTACGAGTAGCACTAAGAGTTTTACACCTAGCAGTGTAGCAGACGGACGAGACGGTGTTGCATATTACTATGACCCTAACGCAATCGATAAAGGTTTTAGATATAACAACAATACTACAGGAACCTATCTACCAAGAACGTATTACACAAAAGAATACGAAGACAACGAAGCGAGAAGAAAGATAAAAGTTATCAGACCTGAGTTCATACGAAGAGTAGTATCTGAGTTTGAACGTATAATGAGTGTATAATGACTGAAAAGAAAAACATGCAGGGTGGTGTATTCACCATTGACGCAATTAATCTAGTAAATCAAGAAGGCGAGTCTGTAGACATACAGGGTCTTGTCTTATCTTTTCGTCTTTATGAAAGTATCTATAATAAGTTTGTTACGGGTGATATCAATATCATAGACGGTCTTGACCTGTTAAAGAATTTCAAAATTACGGGTGACGAATACATACGTGTCGCAGTCAAGCAAATTGAAGGTATGGGAGAAGAAGCTTCCAAAGAGTTTACCATAGACAGAGACTTGAAAGTCTATAAGATAAATGCAGTTAACAGAGTAGACCAAGCAACACAAGCTTATGTTTTAAAAGTATGTGACCCAAGAATGTTCACAGTAAGAAATTCTAGAGTATCTAGAGTCATGCGTGGGTCATATGATAAAATGTTACAGAATGTTCTTATTAATGAAGGACATATGTTAATAGACGAGTTTGTACATTGGGAAGATTCAAAACCTGACAATCAACAAATGGTTGTACCCAACTGGACGATTGATAAGTTTATAGACTTTACAGTCAACAATGCAGATAAAGGATTAGAAGATAAGGCAGTATATAGAAATGGTATGTTCTTTTACCAAACACTAAACGGTGGATTCTGTTTTAAAAGTATTGACACAATGTTTCAAGATGAGTTTCCACTTACATTTTCATACGGTTCAAGACAAGCAGATACAGATACTGCAGATATAGACGCAAATGCTGAAGGTGGTGTTAATACGGTTATTGAAGCAATCGAAGTTCCACAAAGAGCAGATACATTGAGAGGAATGGTTGGTGGTGCGTATGCGTCAACACAGATAACTTATGACCCGATAAGAAAGGTAGAAGAAATAGACTTATATTCTATTGACGAACTATTCAGTAGAAATGCGGAGAATCATTTATCAGGTTTCCCATTAATTAGAACAGGTGATGAGAATGAAGTCTTTGAAAAAGTATTTACAACAGAGAATGTAACGGACGCAAAAGTATCTCCGCCAGTTACAGAAAAAGATGTTGATACTAATTTAGGTCACAAATATGATTCATTGAAAATCTATGATACTAAAATGGTACATTCTTTTGACAATGCAGATAAGTTGGACACCGAAGAATCATTCAAAGGTTGGTCTGCTAAAGTTGATACTGGTAAATTAGAACGTAGAGCAATGTTAGAGATACTACAACAGAACAGAATCATAATCACAATACCTATGAGAACGGATTTAAGTGTAGGTACAGTTATAAAACTAGATATACCACCACCACAATCTTCAACAGGTGGTGTGGATATTTCAGATAAAATGAATGACAATAGATACTTAATTACAGACATATGTGTTAACGGTGTCCCTGCTGATAAAGTGGGAAAATGTTTTGTTGAGTGTGTTAAAGAAAGTTACGCTAAAAAGATTGCAGACTACACACCATTAGATAATACAGCAGCTCCGAGGGAAGTATGATAATAAGATTCTTAAAGACACTTAAAAATTGGGTAGACCCAAACTATTGGGCAAACAGAATAGGCGAGAAAAGTGGTGCGTATGATAAAGCACGAAACAGTAAACTCAGACAATGGGTAGATAGTTTAGAAGGTTGGCATTGGTGGGCATGGCAATTAGGCCCATGTCTATTGCTATTCATATTATTAGAGTTGGGTTTGAATCAACTTGGTATGACAATGTTGCCTTGGAGATAAAATGAAATTTTGGTACGGGATAGTAGAAGATAGACAAGACCCATTAAAGATTGGTCGTGTACGTGTACGTGTACACGGAGTGCATACTCATATCAAAGACCAAATCTCAACACCTGATTTACCATGGGCGCAAGTATTACTTCCAACAACAGAAGCAGGACTCTCAGGATTCGGAAGAGGTAACGGTCTCGTAGAAGGGTCTACGGTATTCGGTTTTTGGAGAGACGAAGATTACATGCAAGACCCAGTGGTTCTTGGTGTAGCAGCTGGAATGCCTGCACAGGGTTCTCGTATTACAATCAAAGACGAACTGATACAGAGAAAGATTGAAGAAGGATTCAATGACCCAAGACGATTGACAGTAGCAGACTATGCTGAAACACCTGATGGAGAAACACCCACACATGATAGGACTAGAACTTTTGGATTGACTACTGCATTAGATACCGCACCAAAACACGTTAAGTCTCTTACGCTGAATTATGACGGAACAGGTTCAACAATAGAAGAAGTAGAACTTACGGAAGACGATTTACCATATTATCCAAAATACTATGATGCTTCAGATTTAAATGATAACACAACAGGTATCGCAACATATACACATAGAAGTTTTACAAAAGTTGTAGACGATAAAGTTGAGAATCTAAAACATGTAAACACAAAAGAAATTTTTACAGACAATACAAAGAAACGAGCAGTAGACGAAGAATGGGGATTCCCAGTATCACCTGCTAAACCAGTATACCCATATAACAAATCCATGACTACAGAGTCAGGACATATCGTTGAGATAGACGATACTCTTGGTGTAGAAAGAATGGCAATCGAACATAGAAGTGGAACGTTCCATGAGATACACCCTGATGGTTCAGAGGTAACTAGAATTGTAAATGATAATTATACTGTAGTTGCAAAAGACAATAAACTAATTGTCGGTGGTGACGTAGACGTGTCTGTCGAAAAGGGTAACGTTAGAATCGCAGTAGCAACAGGTAATGCAGATATCTATGTAGCGGGTAATGCTGACTTAATGGTAGATAAAAATATAACCGCAACAGTTGGTGAAAATGTAACTGCAACAGTCGGTGGAAATTTACAAGCAGACATAACAGGAACAACAGACGTAACTTCGGACGGTAAAATTACTATAACAAATACAATGAGTGCGAGTGAAGACGGAGAAACAGATACTGGTATTGAATTAAAAGCTGCTGAAATATTAATGACAGGTAATGTCAACATAACAGGAACAACACACTCTAAGGGTGACGTATCAACCGAAGCTGAGAATGCTCCGACACTTGGAACACATACACACTCACAGAACGATGGTAATGATTTAGGTGGTGGTGTAGATACAAAGAAACCTAGTTAAGTTGTATAAATAGAAGTATGGCAGACTTAAAATCACAGGGACAAAACGTTGCAGAAACAAAACTATATGCAGATATAGATTTTAGGTTTAAACCGCACCCAGTTACTGGTGACGTTACTATCAAATATGATACAGACGCTATCAGACGTGCAGTTAGAAATATCGTTCTAACTAATTTTTATGAGAGACCCTTCAAACCAAGTTTAGGGTCTTCGTTGAGGAATCAACTTTTTGAATTAAACACAGATAGGAAAGTAAGAAGACTTGCGAAAAGAGTTCAAAAGATTATAGAAGACTTTGAACCGAGAGTAGAAAATGTAAAAGTCTTACTAGGTGACGTATCGGATAGAAATGAAATGAACGTTACTATTTTCTACAACATAAAGAATAGCACCCAAGGACAGGAACTAGATTTTACTGTTAACAGGGCAAGATAGAGGACACTAAATGGCAGTTAAAAGTTCATCACTAAATGTAACTGATTTAGACTTTGACGATATAAGTCAAAATCTGAAAAGTTATTTAAAAGGACAAGATAGTCTAAAGGATTATGACTTTGAAGGTTCAACACTTTCAATGTTAATAGACTTACTTGCGTATTCATCACATATCGGGGCAGTAAATACAAACATAGCTGCTTCAGAACTATTCTTAGATTCCGCACAGATGAGAAAGAACGTTGTATCACGTGCAAAAGATTTAGGTTTTACTCCTGCTTCAGAAACTGCCTCTACAGCAATTGTTGACCTAACTATGAATAACGTGAGAAATGCAGACGGTACATATCCAAGTGCAAACGATATGACCATATCAGCTGGAACAAGATTCTCAACTCAGTATGACGGTAAAGCATATAACTTTGTTGTAAGTTCAGGTGTAACACCTCAAGCAAATGGAAAAAGTTTTACTTATACAAATGTTAATTTAAAACAGGGAACAAATGCAAGTGATGTTTTTGTTTATGATAGACAAGTTGCAAACCCTAAATTTGTATTAAGTCAACCTAGAATCGATAGAAGTGCAATGACTGTATCTGTAAACTCAAGTGGTACAAGCACAGCATACGCACTTGCAAGTGATATATCAAATATCCTTTCTACCAGTGAAGTATATTTCACACAAGAGAACGAAGACGGATATACAGAAGTATATTTTGGTGACGGTAGTATTGGTAGAGAATTAAATGACGGAGATATCATTACTGTTCAATATACAATTGTAGACTTGACTCATGCTAATGGTGCAAACACATTTAGTCTTTTAGATAACATTAACGGTTTTTCAGATTCAACAGTTGTAACTACAAGTATCGCACAAGGTGGTGCGGAAAAAGAAAGTATTGAGTCAATTAAATTTAAAGCAACGAAGTTTTATTCTTCACAAAACAGATTAGTAACATTGAATGACTATAAAGCAAAAGTGTCAGAGTATTATCCAAATGCAGACGCAGTTGCAGTATGGGGTGGAGAAGACAATGACCCACCTGAATATGGTAAAGTTTTTGTTGCAATCAAACCTTTAAACAGTGATTACTTATCAGACGTAGAAAAAAATCAAGTCAAAACAAATCTAAACAGACTAAATGTACTCACAGTTAGACCTGAAATAGTAGACCCTGAAATTATTAAGATTATGCTTTCAACTACATTTAAATACAATGAAAAAGCAACAGATTTAACAAGTGGTGAAATAGAAACTTTAGTTAAGGACGCTATCATTAAGTATGACGCAGATAACCTTAACAACTTTGATAGTATTTTCAGACATTCAAATCTTCTAAAAATTATAGACGATGTTGATAGTTCTATTCTATCAAACATAACTAACGTGAGATTAAAACTCAAGAAAAAGATTTTGTTACTAGGTCAAACTGCTGGAATAACAGTAGACTTTGGTAACCCGTTGTATAACCCACACAGTGGACACAATAAACACGCTGGTGGTATTACTTCGACAACAGGATTTTACATTAGTGGCGATGCAACCAATATCATGTATTTCGATGATGACGGTGAAGGTAATATTCGTAGGTACTATCTATCAGGTTCGGTAAGAGTCTATCAAGATAGTCAAGCGGGTACTATCGCATACGGTACTGGTAAAATATCAATCAATGCTCTAAATATAACTTCAACAGTTAATGCAGACAATACGATTGATTTCACTTTAATACCTAATTCAAATGATGTTATTGCTAAGAGAGGTTCGTTAATCGATATCTCTTCAGCTGATATCAAGGTCACAAGTGAATTGGACACCGTAGCAAGCGGTGAATCGAGTGCTGGTGTAGGATTTACTCCAACGTCAACCTCGACTTATTAACCATGGATAAAGTGGTCAGGAGTCCCCTGAGTAGTTTACCATTAAATTGGATTACAATAGGAGAAAATTCAAATGGCAGATAAGAAAATATCAGCGTTAACTGCAGTAGCAGACGCAGACATCGGCGGTGATGATTTACTTCACATCGTTGACAACCCTGGCGGTACGCCAGTAAACAAAAAGATGACAATTGCTCAACTTTTTGAAAATATCCCAACTCACTTAGCAGTTGACGATATTACAACCGTAACAGCAACTGCAAGTAACCTTGCTTCTTCATTCGCAACTGCGATTGATTTATCAGGTGCTTCAGGTGATGTTGCATTTACGTTAGACAACGGAACAGACGTTGGTCAGTTAAAATTGATTTATCAAAAAACTGAACCTGCAAGTTCTCATGCGGCTAACATTACTGTCACTAGTTTCGGAAGTGGAACAAGTTCAAGTAACCAAATCTCTCAAGATACTTTGGGTGATGCAGTTATCTGTGTTTGGGACGGTTCTAACTGGTACATTCTAGCAAACTTCAATAGTACAGTAACACTATCTTAATATGAGTGGAATTCAGGGAGTTGACAAATTATTACCTAGACTTAATAGTCTAGTACCCGACTTTGTTCAGGCAGAGTCGCCAGAATTTGTCGCCTTCCTGAAAGCGTACTTTGAGTTTCTAGAACATGAGACAGTAGTTCTCAAAAGTCAATCGACTATTGATAACTTAGGAATGGAAGATGGGAGTAGTTTACTTTATGAAACTGCAACCATCTCTCCTTCTACAACTGCAGAAAATAAAATACTATTAGAACAAACAGTTGATAATCCAAATACAGCAGCTGACCCATTTACTGTAGGTGAGTATCTTGTTGGTAATACATCTAAAACAGTTGCAAAAATTAATGTCGTTAACGGAAATCAAATGTTCGTTAAGACTATTTCAGGTTTTGGTTTTAAAAATAATGAAACTGTAACTGGTAGAACAAGTGGACAAACTGGTATTGTTTCCACATATAAAGAATCTAGTATTCGTGCAAATAATAAAATCTTAGAATACTCAGACGTAGATAAAACAACGGAAGCATTCTTAGAATATTTCCAAAAAGATTTCATGCCCTCTCTTGATGCGAGTTTAAATTCAAACAAGAGAAGTACAATAAAACATATCAGAGACCTTTATCAAAAGAAAGGTTCACCTGATTCATTAAAGTTCCTTTTAAGACTTCTATACGGGCAGGAAGCAGAGGTATCGTATCCATACGATAATACAATCAAGTCAAGTGATTCTTCTTATGCTTCAGAAAGAAGAATGGTTGTTAATATTCCTATAGAAAAAGATAGACCACAAGCAACAGATACCATAACTGAATATGACGGTGGTGTTGTTTATGCACAGGGTATTGTTAATATTGTATACCCAGTGGTTGGTTCTGACACATTGTTTTCACTTGATATAACAAACATAGCAAGTAAAGAATTTAGACAAGGTTCTGATATAGAACTTGTAGACAGAGATACTAAAGTAAAAAGAGCAGGAACAGTATCAGGTATCATTTCAACATTTAATGATAGTGATTGTTCAATATATCTTGCACATGATGATGACGGAGACATTCTTCTAGAAGACGGTGGTGGTCTGTTATTAGAAGCGAGTAATGCTTCAGTAGGTTCTTTATATGCAATAAATGATGATAT